ATCCCAAAATACAGGCGAAGATCCCAATATATCTGGGTTTGGGTTCTTCGATTCTTCGATTGAACTTTGTTGAATTTGTGGTATCCTAGAAGAGTCGGAATTGACACTCTGGCATATGGAACGGGTAAGAACCTCTAAGTGAGGCTTGTTTGCACGCACCCGTTCCCGTGCTGGCCTGTCAAGCCCAAGTCTCACTTAGGGGTTTTTTTTCGTCTGCGCGAAACGCCAGCGTATTGAAGAAGGCGGGGATGGGATAGAGGCCGCAGAATAAGTAGCTGCGGAGCCAGGGTCGACACCTGCTATATCCGTCTAGTCGTGGGTAAGGCCACCTAGAGTACCGTTATTACGGGATACATCTCCTTACAGGTCTGGCAAAACGCAAGTTTTGCTAGTTGGTCGTTCTATGGGAGTTTGTTATGGACGAGTTGATAAGAGTCTCTAAAGAAGTGCTAAGTTATCTAAACAGTCAGCGCGGTATGCTTGTTGGCGACTATGCCTACGATCTGGCTAAAGCTATATCTAGGGCTGAAAGCGAATTAGGTAAAAACCCTAATGTAGACGAAGAAAAAAAATGATACTGTTTAGATACTGTTAACACAGGAGGACTAAATGGAGGAATTTCAGCAGTTCTGGGAAGCCTACCCAAGGAAGGTAAATAAGGCACAGGCTAGAAAAGCTTGGAATCAGACCAGTCAGGTCAGGCCATCTCTGGAGACGCTGTTAGAGGCTTTAGACAAGCAGAAGACCCAAGAGCAATGGCAGAACCCCATGTACATACCTCACGCAGCGACTTGGCTTAGAAACGAGCGTTGGGAAGACGAGGTGTACGAGACACCTAAAAAGGCTCCAGTCTTATCCTTTGCGGAACGAGACGAGATGCTGAAAAGGCAGAAGTGGGAAGAGATGACTGGCAGAAAATGGCCTGGCGAGAGGAGGTTGCAACTGTTATGAACCTTCAAATCATAGATGCCTTGTGGAACAAGATGCTGGTGACTTACGGGTCGGAGTGGACTCGCAAGTTTGACGGTATGCCTTTGGATGAAGTAAAGGGCGCGTGGGCAGATGACCTTAGAGGCTTTACTGTAGAGCAGATCAAGTATGGCCTGAGTATGCTTGGCGAGAGACCTCCCAACCTTATCCAGTTCAAAGACCTTTGTAAAAAGGCTCCACAGTATTTTGACTCCCTACAACTGTCTTACAGACCAACGCCTTCTCCTGAAAAACTTGCGGCTTTCCGCAAAGTGATGGAGGACGCATGAATGAGCTGGCTCTTTTCGCAGGTGCTGGTGGAGGAATACTTGGGGGACATCTCCTCGGATGGAGAACAGTCTGTGCAGTCGAGTGGGAACCCTACCCAGCTAGCGTACTGTGCGCCCGACAAAATGACGGTTTTCTCCCGCCTTTCCCGATTTGGGATGACATACAAACCTTTGACGGAAGACCGTGGAGAGGAATTGTTGATGTCGTATCGGGAGGATTTCCCTGTCAGGACATCTCTGCCGCAGGAAAAGCCGCGGGGATTGACGGAGAGCGAAGCGGGATGTGGCGAGAAATGGCGCGGGTGGTTAGCGAAGTACGACCCCGATTCGTGTTCGTGGAGAACAGCCCAATGCTCGTTACTAGAGGACTTGAACGAGTGCTTGGAGACCTTACCTCGCTCGGGTATGACACGAGATGGACTGTTATGGGAGCTGCCGATGTTGGCGCACCACACCAGCGAGACAGAATCTGGGTTAGCGCAAAAGTCTCCACCCCCCCCCATCTGGACAACACCGACAGCGCATATGAGCAAAGAAACAAACGCACCGAGCGAACACCAGAGGAACACCCCAACGCTTACAGCGCAGGTGAATTGGCCTACGCCACGCGCACGAGACTACAAGGGAGCAACGTCACAGGATGCGATGGAGAAAGCCGCAAAGAGAGGCTTCGGTCCAGACTTGCCAGAGAAGGCTGCGGCAATGTCGGGTGGTGGACAACTGAACCCGAATTGGGTCGAGTGGCTAATGGGGTGGCCGCTAGGGTGGACAGACTTAAAGCAATTGGAAACGGACAAGTTTCAGAAGTGGCAAGACGAGCATGGGAGGCATTAAATGACACCTGAGAACGAGGTAGAGCAGGTAATAACGCGGTCTATGTCTGCGGCTGAGATTATGGATCTTACAGGCCACAACAAGTGGACTCTGTTTCCAATACTTCACAGGCTAATCCGTGAAAAAAAGATCACGAAGAAAAACCTCAGATACGCCCCAACTGGCTATTCTGACAAACTCATCCGCAACGGAAGAGACCAGTTCTTCTGTGCAGACCCCTTTGGATTGTCAGGACTGCAAGACGCGGGGGATCTTCAACACAAACTGCGGGCCATGCAGACTAAGACTTCTTCTACAGGAGTCATGCAAGGTCTTACGGCAGCAGATGGCAGAAAGGTACGGTGGGCCTGATGGAGATTGGAAAGGAAACAATTGTGGATGTGAAAGAGTCTGCGAACGAAGGGCAAATAGGCGGCAATCACTATAAGAAATTGCAGATCCAGCCCTGGGACTACATACTTGCTAACAATATCGGGTATTGTGAGGGTTCAGCAATAAAGTACCTAAGCAGGTGGCGCGACAAAGGAGGCATACAAGACCTCTACAAAGCCAAGCATTTTATAGACAAGCTGATAGAACACGAGGAGAAGAAATGAACGATCTTAGGAAAGCAGCAGAAGCACTTATAAGCCATTGGGAAGCCGGTGAGTACAAGAACTGCACGGGTTATATGGCAGGCCATGTAGCAACACTACGCCAAGCACTCGATGACAAGCCACCAGTCAAAACCTACTGCGGGGGTAAGCCGAACTACTGCACCCCTGAAGTACCATGCAAGACACACCCAGATGCACCGCATGGGTTTGACCGTAACGCCAGCCATAGTGCTGATCGTTATGTCTGTGAGTGTGAGGGGTGGGAACCTGCCTATAAAACAGGGGAGAGTGAACACGATGTACCGCAACCCTAAACTCCTGAAGGCCGTTGCCTCTCTTCCATGTCAGGAGTGCGGGAAAGAAGGCACACAAGCGGCCCACGCCAACTGGTCGTGGAGTGGCAAGGGTATGGGTATGAAAGCCCACGATATGTACGTTGCGGCCCTGTGTCCTGAGTGCCATTATATCTTAGACCAAGGCAAAGACCTAGCTAAGTGGGAGAGGGAAGAGATGTGGCTGCGGGCATGGCGTAAAACAATATACGAGCTATTTGAGAGGGGATTAGTAGATGTACGAGCTAAAACATAAATGGACAATGTGCAAAAGATGTGCGGGCAGAATCCGCAAAGTAGTAGGACGCAAGCTCTGCAACTCTTGTCATAAGGAAATACATGGCTACCTCCCCGACACAATTATCTCTGGCCTGGTTAAAAAAGGAGGGCTATTTAGCGGAGGTGGTAGAGAAATGGCTCCCAGGCGCGAACATCCGTAAAGACCTCTGGGGCTGGTGTGACATCGTAGCCATCCGAGATGAGGAAACTGTTGCGGTGCAATGTACCAGTTGGGACAACATCTCCAGCCGTGTACGGAAGATTGCAGAAAGTGAAACTATCTGTGCAGTCCGCAAGGCCAATTGGACGGTCTGGGTTATAGGCTGGAAGAAGAAAGACAACCGTTGGGTACACAAGCTCGTAGATTGTTCTTAGGTATACTGTTTAGAGAAGTGGTGTGCTATTCTGAGTGTGCCTCAACCTCCGAGGCATTTCTCCTCCTCCCTGGTCACAGGGTTAGCCCGCCACTCGCGGGCTTTTTTTTTGGGGATGAGATGAGCAAAAAAGACGAAATACTGAACTGTTGCAGAGACCAAGCAAGAACAGCAGGTGAGATTGCAAGTCTGCTTGAATTAGACAAGACGCTGGTAAAGATTACTTTACTGTACTGTTTTAAGAGGGGTCTGGTTACACGGGAAAAGCATGACAGACCGTCACAGGTTCGCGGCCCCAAACAAGAATACTTCTACTTATGTCAGCAATCGTAATCGCGACCAAGAACGGTAAGTGCTTGCCTGTGTTGGCGGCAAGTATCACTATGTATCTACCTGACTTCTTTACAGTCTACCTAGCGGGATCGGGCATGATCCTACCCAAACACCAAACAATTACCTCAGAAAATACTGCGGATAACTTTGGGGATGCGTATAACAATGTTGTACATCAAGCAATGGATGACGGGCATAACGACATACTCGTCTGTAACGATGACATTGTTTTCAATCCCTACACTTGGCCCACTCTAGCAGAGGACTTGCAGAGAATCCCCGCAGAGACCCGTGGATGGGTTGCTACGCGGTCGGACTATGCCAGAGGGTGTCAGAATGTGCGGTTCAGGCACGAGGGGGACAGAGACGGTTTACGCCACGCTTCTGAAAGCGCAATAATTGAAGTGGATGTAATTGCCCCCATCTGTGCGTGGATAGAGTCTAAAAACTGGATAGACTTCCCGCCTATCAACTGGTACTCGGACGATGTGCAATGCCTATCTATGCAGGAAGAGGGATTGAAGCACTATATTTCGCGGGCTTATGTCCACCATGTAGGGTCTCAGACCTGCGGGCCAGACTTCCGTAAGTGCGTAGAGGATGCAAAGCCTTGGATACAAGCGAACAGACCAGAACTCGCGGAACTGTGGTTCAAGACGAGCTGAGGAACTGGGCTTGGTGGCTGGCAGGGTATGTCGGGCCTCCTGTCCAAGATAAGGCTGCTTCTGCGGAAGGCAATTATGTCTCAGACGAAATATGGGATGGGCACGAACCCAGATACGAACCAGATCAGCTTGCGGGCGAAAGGGTGGAAGAGATTGTCCGAAACTTGCCTACATTTTCGCGCATGGTTCTCAAAGCCGCCTACGTCCAATATCCCTACCATTTGGAACACTCTATTGCACAGCGTCTTAAAATCTCCACAGACAGGTACAAGGCAGAGCTTAAAAAAGCGCACGAACTGGTTGCCAAATCGTTAAAATTAGACTAGACTTGGGGGTGGGAAACTTTACCCTAAATTTTTAGGAGCCTACTATGTACGGTAAAAAG